AAAAGACAATAGCGAACCGACAGAGTTTTTTATAAATGAAATGCGTGTATAACTCGTAATGGCATACAACGAATAGTATATGGTGTGTAGCCACCACAAAAAGCTGCAAATTAAAACAAATGTTTAATTGGCTATACACTATATACATTGTTGTATGCCGTTAAATTTTAAAATTATGGAAGATGAATTTGTATTAGATTTTGTTGAATATGGTAGTATGACACCAATAGACATAGTGTCTGATATTACTGGATTAACTTATGAGGAATTAAGAAGTTGTAGCGAAATATTAGTTATTGACTAATGGCATACAACGCTTGTATATGATTTTGTACGGACAGAAAAACTAAAATATTGAATAATAACCAAACAGTAGTATAAATTATATACGCTGTTATAAATTGATAAATTATGTATAGTGCAATTCATGGAACAATAGGAGTGGTTACAGTAGGAACTACTTTTGCAATAACGAAAGATGTAACTCAGTCATGTATAGTTGGAGGATTAATTTCATTCTTACTCCATGACCCAACAGATAGACTTGGTGAAGCAGGTTACGGAAGCCTTAAAACAACTTTAATCTTTGAGTTAATACCTTATGCTATTTTATTGTTATTGGCATTTATAACTAATCAATGGGAGATATTGCTTACTGGTTGGATTACAGGAAACTTAATGGATATTTGGGATAAGAAAATGTACTTATCGGTGTTCCTACCAAAGAAATACCCTGCAAGTAAAGATTTTCCTTGTCATAAACGTGACCCTAACATTCAATTCGACTTAGATGAAACGAAGGCAATAGCAAGAGCGTCTGTATTGGTTCTTATATTATTCTCGCTCATTGTACTAAATTGAACCTATGAAAAAAATATGCAAATCAACCAATAGTCAAACTAGAGGTTATGATTGTTGTGGAAAGGAAAAATATATCCACCTATACGGATTATGTAGTTCTTGTTTTTATGATTGGATGCATAATGACGAGAGGGGAGTGATATACAAGCAGAAAATATTTAACAAAAAGGTTGATAAAAAAGTTAAGGCAACGAAAAAAGCTAAAACAAAAGAACAAAAAGATAAAACAACAAATTGGAGATCAAAGCTGCAAACCAAAATTCAGCAAATATCTAGGCTTATAGATTACAATTTACCTTGTTTAGCTAGAGGAACTAAAGGTCAGATACATGGGGGTCATGTGTTTTCAAAGGGAGGGCACTCAACTTCTGCTTTAAATTTACACAATATTCATCGACAAAGTGCTTATTCTAACACTTACTTAAACGATGACGGGCTATTAAGAGAGAAGTTGGCAGAAGAGTATGGTTCGGATTATTTAGAGTTTGTTCGGTCATTGAACAATCACAAGCCTTTAAAAATAGCAAACATAGAGTATAAAGAAATATATGAACTTGCCTGTGAAATATCTAATATGTTGAAAAAGAAAGAAAACGAATATATTTTAAAGGAAAGAATAAACCTAAGAAATAAAATAAATGTATCTTTAGGTGTTTATGATAAAGAATATTGTGAATTTTAATTATAAATATATGCCAAATAACAAAGTAGACCCGTTATATAAAAAAAAACCTTATAATTTATCTATAAGTGCCTCGGTTATTGTTCATTTTGAAAAAAGATGTAAAGACCTAGACCTAGATAAGAACGCTATTGCAGAAGAATTATTAAAAAGTTTTTAAATGAACGGAATTAAATTATTATTTTGGATATTAAAATGGGCAATAATGAGCGTTGTGATACTTTTCGTTGTTTATATTGCCCTATCTTTTATTATATTGATATTTAGCTAGACGCTTCCGTTAAAGAACTGAGGTCTGTTTTTCTTATTGCTCCATATAATAAAGTAACCTGGATTAGTTGTGTAGCCTAAAGTTGCAGAGTAATAGTTTCCAGTAAAAAATGAGGGAAGGTAGAATCTCCTGTGCATTATACTGTCGTCTTTAACCATTTCAAAATTTTCTCTTTGCTTTATTGACAGCTTTTCAATGACCGAATGCAAATGCGCCTCATTGATTAAATTATACTCTCCTTGAACACCATAATCAAGAATAATCTTTTCAGTAGACTTTTTACTAATACCTTTATCTCCATGTAGATTAATATAGTTAATTTGGTCAACACGATGAGTTAGTACGTAAGGATGAAACTCTACATCATACCCCATTAATTCTAAGCAATAAGCAATAAGGTCAGCAGCGCCACCCTTTACATCTTCATCGTTTGCTTTTGAGGTTCGGTCATGGTTTCCTGCAACTATCTTAATAGAACCTAAGTTGTCTATCTTCTGAAAAGCAGTATGTAGCATTTTAGCACACATTTTAACAGCATTTGCACCTATTAAATCCTTATCCATAGACATCCAAATATTGATGTGATTTAAACCGCTAAAACTCTCTATTAAGTCACCTTGGATATGTACGTGAGTTTTTTTAAAGCCTAAATTATTGCACTCATTAACGCTTTCTAGTAATCCGTCTAATAAAATATCTTTATCAAAATCGTCAACGTGTAGTATGTTTCTTATATAAGCTCCAAAATGTAAGTCTGCCCATTTCAAAACACCTTCTTCTTTTCTTAGATAACTCTTAGGTTTATACGTGTATTCTCTTTTTAATTCTGATTCAAGAACTATTTTTATTGCATCAAAGTCAATTTCGTTATCTAATATATTTTCTTTAAATACAATATTGTAGTAAGGAGTTCCAGTGTGTGAAACTAATTTATAACTAGAAATGTCGTTTCTTGGTAACGAATAGTGATTACAGTACTCATCCATATCCATCATTTGCCCAGAATCTTGATTCCAAGCGGATAAAACAAATTTTTTCTTATAATCGTTTGGACTTGTTTTTGAAGTTAGTTCGTTTTTGGCAGGATTTGATTCGGTAGATTTTATTTCGGAAATAGTTTGCTTAACGTAGTTTACAAAAGCACTTCCTCCTTTGTGTTTCCATCCTTTTTCTTCTGCAATCTCTTTTGCTATTAATGTGAAAGCGTAATCGTGTTTTTTCGCTAAAGACAATATTTCGTCCTTAGATACCTCACTTCTTCTTGACATAAAATAGATTTTAAGTTATATTTTTAAGTAAAAGGAGTGTTTTATTTTTCTCTTTGTAGCCTCTACATCGTAAGACGCTTTAGACACATCTCCACTTTCGTATAGTATTTTAAGGAACTCTTCTAATCGTTTAGAATATTCTTCTTGTCTATGTACAGCGTATTTGCTTTTGCTCATTTTATTACTTTCTTAGTAAAACAATATTTCCTAAAACTGAAAAGATTAAGATTAAGATTATCCAAAATGGAATCCTATTTCTTATGATCTCAACTTCTTTTATATCGACCTCTTTTTTATAGGTTGATTTAAATTCTTTTTCCCAAACTTGCTGAATACTATCAATATTTACAGCAACATGGATATTACCGTTGTTGTTTGTTAATTTGATTTCTGCAATATCTGTTTTAATCGTTTTAGAGAAGTCTTTTAAGTTCCCTAAACTATCACAAGGACTATCTACAAAAAGCGTGTCAATCACTTGTTTTGATATAATTCTATCTTTAAAAATACTAACTGTATCTTTTACGATTCGTTCCTTATATTCTACCCTTTTTTTTTTTGCAGCACAAGAATATAAAACTGTAATAATTAATATTACTATTACTTTTTTCATACTAAATATGGTTTTGGATCTACTAATTTTTTGTTTTTCCAGATTTGAACATGCAAATGGTTAATCATTTCATCATCTCCTTCTTCATTATCCGCATTATGATGCGCTGCAATATCTAAAGCATACCCAACTCTCTCACCATCACAAACTTTATCACCTACTTTAACGCCAGAAGGCTCTAAATACATTAACCAAACTCTATACGTTTCGTTTGTAACTTCTACATACCTAAACTGTAAAGCATCTGAATATGCATAACCAATTTTAGTAACAGTACCCTTTATCATAGATGTAACAGATTCTTCTGGAATAGAAACAATATCATGCCCTTTGTGGGTTCTAGTTCCTCTGCTTGCTCCAAAATGACCATGTCCTGTTGGATCGTTTCCTCTGTCTATTATATTGTTTAGTGGCTTATTCATATTCTTCTGATTTTATTGATGATGATTTTTTTACTTCTTTATGCCTATCAATATTTGACAACATTTTTTCAAACAAAGAACCTTCTATCAGTCCAAGTAAATGAAGGTTTTTAAGTATTGATGTGATTTGAAAAACAAGTATTGGCAATAGTATTGCTTCACTTAAAAAAGAAGCAAACGGAAAGCCTTTTTCTATTAATAAAACCACAGACAACAGAAGCCAGAAAGCAACCAACATAATCACCGCTTTAAATGATTTGTTAGTTTCAAAATTACCCTGCTTTAATGCTTTTGCGATTCCTAAAATAGCATCTAAAAATACTACTGCAAAAATTGAAATGAATTGATATTTCGCATCTAATAATGTTTCAATTATTTCCGAAAAAATAGCACCCATTAAAAAGGCTTTTAGTAGTAATTTTAATTTCATTTTACTTTTTTTCTACCTTTGGAGTCTTTTTTACTACCCACGCTAAAATTCTTTCTTGTAAATTCATTATTGTTATTTATTTTTAATTGTTATTAATATTATAAATTACCTACCAAGTAGCGATTGCTGACCTTTTCCATGTATTAGTTGCTGTACATACGTACATATATGAAGCATCCCACCTTAATTCTCCTTCTACCCCTGTATCTGTTGCAGAAGTCGGGCTAGTGTTTAAACCGTTAATAGATAAGGAGTTTGCTTTAAAGTCGCCATCTACAAACCCTCCCTGTTTAAATATGAAACTACCTGTACCTAATTCAAATTCTGTAACATTGGAAATGTTGTAATTTGTAACAACCATTCCACCATCAGAATTACCTAATAGAGTTAAAGAATTATCTTGACCTTCTGTACCGATAGTAGTATCTCCCCAAACTTCTAAGTCGCTATAAGCATTTATAGCACCATAAAATAACGCAGATCTATCGGTATTTAATACAAGAGAAGCTACTGATAAGATACTTCCGTTTGTAACAAAATGTAATTTTCCACCAGGAACTGAACCCCTTATGTAATTAGGACCGTTTCTACCTAAATTTAGAATATGAGCTGATAACTCCGATTCCCCAACGCTAGTTGTAATAAATAAATGATCCCCAAAAGTAGCTCCCTTTTCAAGGGTAAGTCCTTTATCAGAAATCTGCATTGCTACAGTTCCAAGCCCTGCTGACATAGAATCATATCTAAATTGTGCTATAACTCCTGTAGGGGTTCCAGTTTGCACATAAAGAACTGGATCCATACTGTTTCTAGCTAGGAAATTATATTCAGAAGCTGCGGGGCTTGACCTATATGCACCCGCTGTAATTACTCCTCCAAAAGTTCCTGTTCCTGTTATTGTAATATCACTTTGAAAAGTTGTTGCTCCAGTTATTATCCCTCCAGCTTTATCAAATTTTAAATCTAAAGCTGATTGTAAGTCTGTTTGATTAGATAAAGTTCCCGTTACCTCTCCCCAAGCAGGTGCTCTTTGTGTATTATCAACCTTTGCCCAACCCGTAGCTGTTTTAATCGCCCAATCGTTTATATTCCATTCGGTAATACCGCCAAGATTAGTTGAACCGTCAGCACTTACTATCCAATAGTACCCCGTTTCAGTTGTTGCTGAAATATTTGGAGAGTTGGTTGACGCATTCCAATTACCTTGAGGAACTAACGCTCCTTGAAGCGAAGAAATTGCTGCGTCAAACTGAGCCTTGTCTACCGCATGAGTAGAAGCCGTTGCTTCGGCTACGTTAAAAACCTCTGATGCGTCTCCGTTTAAATCTGCTTTTGCATCAAGAGCTGTTTGTAACCCTACAATGTCCGAGATTTGAGTTTGAGTAAGTTTTATCCATTTCGCACCTGTATAATAAATAACATCATCAACTAACATATTTACAGTTCCACTACCAAGGTCTTGGCTTCCTAAAACAGAAACAACATAGGAATCTCCCGACAATCCTGTTCCGTCTGCCAAAGTTGGTGTATTCGATGTAGCGTTGTAATTTCCTAAAACACCTCTAATTAAAGGTATTTTAATTTTCTTAGCATCCTCCGTCCCTGTATTTACTGCTAAATAATATGAGTCGTCTGTTACTGCCGTAATAGCGACAAGATCACTGTTTAGCTTAGAGCTTGCTATTATTTCAAAAAATCTATTTAATTGTGCTTGTGATAAACTTGACATTAACCGTTTGTTTTAGTCCATAAAAGTAATGATTTACCTCTTGAAGCCTCTATTGCTCCTGCGATATCATCACCTTCTGATGTGTTAGTAATAATTTCTTGACTGTCTGCCAAAAATCTGTCTCCACCACTTTTCAAAGTTACAAAAAAGTTTTTTAAGTTAGAATTGGTGTCTCCATCCATTTCGGGAACATCTGCCAACTTATAAAAAATTCCGTTTATCTCTAAATTATCGTGCGTAACTATTAATCTTAATTTTTTAGCCATCTCACTGTTTACCCTTGTGAAATTAAATTTTTGAGAGTCATACACAACATTGTCAGTAACATAATATTCCTTGTCTCCATCATATCCATCTGTTGACTGCTCGCCTACATAAGAAACATATCCGTTAAGTCTAATTATGTTTTTAACTCCTGTTTGATAAACTAAGTCGCCTATGTTTTCTGTACTCCAATATCTTATCTTGAATAGAAATTCGCTATCCTCTACTCTTTTTATTCTTTCAGATATATAAGTAAAATCTATATTGCTTGAATCCCTACCTGTTTCAATGACCAAGTTAAACAAAGATGCCTCGTTTGCCATTGTTGTATCAAACTCATAAACCTCGTAAGGTTGTAGATTGTACTTTGCGTATAGGTTTCTCTCAACAGGAGTACCTGTATAAACTATGTTAAATTCAAGAATAAAAGACTCGTAAAAGTCAGAATACCCAACACCATCTATCTTTACCTCTCCAATTCCTTCTATTGTAACATAATTACCCTCTGTATTTGCCCATTCAGGCAATGTAAACCCAAAATTGGAATTACCAATTACTGCATCTGTATCTACATTAAGTAAATCAACCACCCCAAAATATATTCCACTCTTTCCATTTCCTAAATCAAAATAGGTAGATGTGCTTTTTGCTTCTAAACCTGTGTTTTCAGTTCTCTTTACTGCCGTTTGGGTCGTTGTAGTTCCATCGATATCTAATGAAAAAACATTTATGTATGCAGCATTTGTTTTAAATTGAGTTGTAACAACATCCTCTGCTAAAAACTTCTGAATAGTGGTGTAATTTACTAATGATAATTGATTGCAACTTATTGTGTTTCTGTAATTCTTCTTGTCACTATCAACTTTAAAAAATCTAAAAGGGTTTATGTCTGATATTGAAAAAATTGTCTCATCTATATCTGTAACACCATCAAGAACAATATCTTTTTGAGTAATACAATTAAGAGCATCCCTTACATAAACAGTGTAGTTACCTACTGAAAGACCTGTATATACATTTGAAGTTTGATAAGTAACTCCATCTAAAGAGTACTCATAGTCCGAAATGTATGATAATATGTATTCCGCAAATATGTTAAGAGTTATGCCTGCTGCTAAATTATCTACAACGGTTGTTATGTCAGAAGATATAAGTCGTCTAGTGTTTTCTGTGGTTACGTTTCCAATAAAATTACCTGATGTATCTGTAATTCGTATCAGTCCAGGAACACCCCTTTTTGCTGTTATTGTAAAAGGAGATGTTTGGCTTGATTCAAAAAGGACAGAATTAAAATAAGCATTGTAAGAATCGTTGCCACCTGTCACTGTTAATTCAATATCAATAAAAGTGCAATTATTGGTTGCATTCTCATCATAAGATGTTATAACTACTGTCTTCGGGTCATTGATTGTTCCGTTATTTATAACAGAGTCAACGCTACCATTAGAAATGCAAGTTCCCCCAACAGAAGTAAAATACCAAAAATCATTAACCAAAGTTATGGTAACGACATTCGCTACTACACTAGCTACTAAATTACCAATTCCCCCAACACTTGAGAAATCTAAATTAAAAGCGTCTGTGTAATTTGCTGCGTTAACTTCACTCAATGTTCCTGAACTAGCTAAAGTTGTTTGATAATTAGCAGTTCTTAGTGTTTTAAATGTTTCATTAACCAATGAACCACCTACGCCTGTATTGATAGTTATTAGTAGATTATCGTCTAAAACTACGTCTGTTCCTGCACTAAATGTTAATGTGATTGTACTTGCCATTATAGTCTTGCATTCATTAATGTTAATTTCGCCTCTTCGTCACTTTCAAGTTTTACAACCCTTCCGTATCTTTTTTCTCCATTCTCTAAGTATTCAACTAATCCAAAAAAGTTAGGTACTAATTGACCATTTACATCTGTGTACCCCGTAAATTGATCTTCTAAATCTTGAGAGAACCTAAATGTAAAGTTTGTCTTTTTTGCCTCTATTTTTGGCTTTGTAATATCTTTTATTTTTACAGAACCACTCTCTTTTAACTCAAAACCACCTATAACTGTCACTAAATTTTGATTAGCATTACTAGATGCGAAGATAACCTCTTTTTCAGGAAAATGATAAAGACCTCTTTTTATAGAATATCCATGACCGTAATATAACCTATTCATAGGGCTAAGATATAAATTCCAAGAAGTATCTGGGTCGTATATTCCCGTTGGTGCTACATCAAATATGTCTTGCCATTTTCTATGTGTTATAATTCCGTTGCTTAAAATCTTAGCATCGTGAATCCAAATATTATCATCTCTGTTTGTATCTTCTTTAGGAGCGTTTTCAAATTGTATTCTTCTTATCAACTCATAACCTATTGGGTCTGTTCTGTATTTACTTAGAAAAGAGTATTTAGCATCATTCTTTGTTATAAATGTAGTGAATTGAGACTTTCCGTTAGACTCATCTAAACCGTTAACTTCTTCATAATCTAAACTTTTATTATGACCCAACTCAATGTTTGAAAATATATCAGACTTAGAACTTTGTTCCTCAATTTTATCTACACTACCAAGACTTATTCCTATGAAATTTTGTTGTGTATAAGATGCTTTTTCTATCCTTATGTATTCCTTGTTTCCTACTATTTCAGAAAACCAAGTTAAAGGCTCTATGTAACTATAACTCTCAAAAGCGTCTTTAAAAGATGTTTTGAATTGTATTGATTCTTGGTCATTGTCAGAATTTTCATAACTATCAGGAAAACCCCTAACAAAGAAACCATTATCAATGACCATATACTCATACTCTCCACCTTCTTCAAATATTGAGGACTTAATCAATCCTGTTCTTCCTGTAATCTTAGCAACTAATCTATCAAAATAATGAAGTGGTTTTATACATCTACTTATGGTTATGATATCTTCGTAAGAAGTTATATCTCCAACGACCAACTTTGCATCTGCATTAAAGTAGTATTTCAATCTACCAGTTAAAAACCCTGATGGTTTTACAAAAGCAATAACAACGTAAAGACTTTCGTTTCTTAATAAATCTTCCGTTCCTTGATATGTAAAATTGATTTCATCGCCAACCCTTGTTTGCGGATCGTCTATTTGAAGCAATACTGTTTTCTCTTTCAAGATATTTATATTGCTAGTAACTTCTGACTTCCTTAACTCAATAGTTATAGGTTGTAAAGAAACAGCGTATATTAATTCTATTTGTGATATTTTTAACTTTAAGGTAAAATCTAATGTAACAGTCTTGTCATTTTCTGCTTGGAATAAAAAAGAATTACCTATTCTCTGCTCATTGCCAATAGCGTTTGTATTATTCGCTTCTTGATGGTCTGCCGTATTATATTGAGTGTCTGAGATAAAAGGACTTACTATATCTTCTTTGTCTGAATTATAAACAATCTTCAATGGCACAGACCTGGCGTTATAGGTCGTAGTATTGTTTGTGTCGTCAGAATTAACGCGAAACTCAACTTGAGAATCCTCTAATAAACTTTCTACAAAAATCTTCCTACCTAGTGGCTGAAAAACATGAGTTTCTAATTCTCCAATATCTACACCATCGGCAGAAGTTGGGTTTATTAAATCATACTCATCTCCCTCTCTGTTTCTAATATCTGAAAACAAACCACCCTCTCTAGCACTTATAGTTACTGCATTTGTTCTTGAATCTTTTTTATAAGTAGTGAAATCTAATTCTTGAACGTATCTTAATTGCCAACTTTCACTAATAGACGACCTATCCTTTTCGTACTTGGTCAATGTTACTTTTTCCTCAATACCACGAGCCGAAAAGACAGAAGTTAATAAGTCGGCAGAATCCCCAAAAAACTCTAAATCAACTTCAATCTTTGAAGGAATACCCCTACTGTTTTTATCCCTATTAAAAGACAACTTATCATTACTGTAACCTTTAGGTGGCTCGATTGTTTGAACCCCAAAATAACTAGAGTATAATTGATAAAGTACCGTTCCGTTTCGCTCAATGTTTATCATTAGTAGGCTTTATCGTCTTTTAGTTCAACTTTTACATTATTGTTTATTGGTCTTGACGCTATCTTTTCCATTCTTCTCCCCATCTTATCAAAGTCATTTCTTAATCCATTAACCTCATTTAGCAATGACCTATCCACAACGCTCTGACTTAAAATGTCTCCATTGTTATTCATGTTCATTTGAAAAACAGCGTTTTGAATTTCATCACCTGAAATACCTCCTAATATACTTTTCGTCTTTTCGGCTGTGAAAATCTTATCACCTTTTTCTAAATACTTATATCTTGAACCCTTATCACTACCTAAATCTTTAACGTTTCCGTATTTATCCGTGTGTAATTCCGCACCTCTCTCATCTGTCATTGCCATACCTTGCGGTGCATTGTCTGTACCAACAGCAAACTTAGGTAAAGGCTGTGATGCAACGAATGCCGCTTGAGCAGCTCCTAAAGCTATAATAGGTATAGATAAAAGAGGAGAGAAAAGCCCTGTTTGCGCAATAACCTTAGCTACACCTGCCGCAGTATCAAGAGCTATACTTATTAAAGTATTAGTTCTTTCCTGTTTTGCTCTTTCTGTTTTTATTCTTCGTTCTTTCTCTTCAAAAGTTCTTCTAGCCGCCTCTTTTTGTTCAGAACTAGCCGCCTCGTCATTTAAAACTTGATCCCTGAATATTCTTTCAGCATTTAATTGGTTATCGAATCTTTGTAAATTAGCACTTAAAACACTATTAATAGCTTCTTTTGCAAACTCAGCCCACTCTCCTATTTTATCTTTACTGAATAACTCTGATGTTTTGTCGCCTAAACTGTCAAATATGAAATCTATTTTAGAGGTATCAAAGTCAAACATCTCAGCGAATGTCTCCATCGTTCCCTTGAATATACCTTTTAGTGCTTCAAATTTTTCCTTTAACTTGTCAGCATCAGTATCAGCTTGTTTGTCTAATTTACCAAGAGCAGCCATTACTTTAGAAATCATCGATAAGATAACCTCAATTTGAGCATCCGTTAATCCTTCAATGTTTTTCAATCTTTCCTTTAAAAACTTCTCTTGTGCTTGTAGATATGCTTTTTCGTGCTCCTCTGTAACTTCTTTTATCTGTTTTTTAGCTTCTCGATCACTTTTAACCTCTATGTTTATGTTATCTATCTTCTTTTGTAATAGTTTATCAGATATGTCTTTTCGTTCCTTAGCGTCATCCTTTAGGTCATTGAGCAAGTCGTCTTGTATGTTTTTTTCTATCTTATTTGTTTTTTTATGAAAATCTTCTTTTCTTTTTATGAAATTAACATTAGCAATACCCTCTAATTCGGCTCTTTGCGTTTTAGATTCAAGAGCTTTTTCTAAGTCATTTGCTAGAAGTTTCTCATTGATTAGTTCATACCTCTTAACATAACTATTTAAAGCATCTATTCTTTCACTATAACCATTTTTATCATTCTCAGCAATCTCTTTATTTATTTCTGCTCCTATTTTCAACAATTCAAGTAATGCTTCTTTTTCTTTTTCTTTTCCTTTTCCTTCCCCATCCCCATCATCTTCAATATCAAGAACCACGCTTTCTTGCAGTAACCTACTAAAAACATTAAATACACTAGAAGCATCTGCAAATTGGTCTCTTAATGATTCTACTTTATTTCTTTGTTCATCTAAAGCACTATTAAAAACCCTCATTATAGGTGTTTTTTTATTATTCTCTATCTCTAGTTTTTTAAGAATTTCTATTTCTGTATTATACAAATCTTTTTTTGTGTTAAATT